ATCGCTTATAGTAAGTGTAGTAGCAATACTTACCGGAGTTACGTTAGTAAGTCTACCTTTACCATCTACAGTAAATGATGGAATAGAAGTTGTAGATCCATATGAACCAGCTGTTACTGTTGTATCATCTAATACAAAATCAAGAGTGCCATCTCCGTCTTGATATGTGACTGTAATATCTGTTTCAGTATTACCGGTAACCATGGCGCCAACCATGTCCTGAATAGCTTCATCGCTAATAGTGATAGTAGCTCCAGTGGTAAAATCAGTAGTGTCTAGATTAGCGTATGCAACTAATCGGCTTGGAGTTGCAGCGTTGTTATAAGACGCTTCCCAATAATCGCTAGTTTCATTCCATTGGATTACGGCGCTATCTTGTGTACCTCTATCAATGGAAATACCAGCATTGGCCGAAGGAGCTCCAGTTGTACCATCTAAAAGTTCAACAAAAGCTGAAGCCAATTTTTGAGCGCCAGTTATAATAAAATCACCGCCGATTGTAAAGTTTCCACCTATTCCAAGATCATTAGTTATAGTAACATTATTAGGTAAACCTACGGTCACTGTCCCGTTAGTTCTAGAAACCTCTACTTCATTAGTTGTTCCGTCTATTCCTAAAACCGCGCCGGTTGTAAGGTTAGCCAGGGTTACATTGCCATTAGATACAGCAAAATCTCCGTTATCAAACTTGGCAGCGCCTATATTAGTATCAGACGCAAGTTCTCCGGCAATAGTAATAGTATTATTTGCTACAGTAGTATTAATACCTTCACCTGCAGCCAGGGTAAGTGTTTCTCCTAAATTAACGGCATTAGTAGTACCGGCTTCTGATGCTATGTTAATAAAACTATTATCAATTTGGTTATTGCCAATTGAATTAATAGTAACAACACCAGTATTAACGTCAAAGTCGCTTGAAGAAAATGATGCAATACCTATATTGCTATTGGTAGCATGTTCCCCGGCTATAGTAATTTGGTTATTTGATACGGTTGTATTAATACCTTCTCCAGCAGAGAAAGTAATAGTATTACCTAGTGATATTTCGTCAGTTGTCCCGCTCTCAGCCGCAATTTTTAATGCCCATCCAGTTGATGTTGCATTACCAGTGATATCTAAGTCTCCACCAATATCAAAATTGCCTGTAATATAGGCACTATCTTCTACTGTAAGGGCATCAGTCATTAAGGTGGGAGCATTAACGGTCAGCTGGCCGTCAATAGTAGTTACATCTAATGTAGTAACACCATCTACGTCTAGGTTACCTACGACAGCAGCATTATTTGCAATTGTAGCAGAATCCGCTAATAGATTATCAGTATTTAATGTGCCATCAAAATAACCGTGTCTCCACTGCTGCGTGGAGCTACCTAAATCAAATGCATTAGTTGTGTTCGGAATAACATTCGAGTTAATATCTGCATCAAATACAACGTTATCGGTATTATCATCACCTAATGTAACAGTACCAGATGAGCCAGCTTTCATATTCACTACGCCGTCAACGGTAAGAGTGCCATCTATTTGAAGGTTACCTCCAATGTCAACATTACTTTGCATGTAAACATCACCGGCAAATATATTATCATACGTGCTATCAAATGCTCTAATACGTGGAGTAACTACTTCAATAATATCAGCAGAATCGAGTCTTGCTTCATGCTCCTTCAAAGCTTCAGCTACTGTAGGATAAGTTCCAGTAAATGTGCTTCTTCCGGCTGTCTGATTTACATTAGTAAGACTGACACTTCCTACTGAGTCGATAAGTTGGTTAAACCTAAGACGCTGCGTGTTAATAGTATCTGTGGCTAGATTAACTTTTGCTATTTTAGCATTAGGCATTTGCGAAACTTTCTGTTAATTTTTGTAGCATCATCTTTATATCCTGTACGTCTGATTTTAGAGCTTCAATCTCTTGGCGCTGCTGTAATTCACGATCTCTTTTTTCAATAAACGCATTAGTATTATCTTTATTTATATTCAAAATCATACCAGTACTTTTATCTCTTGCAAGATCTGGATAACCATCTACAGAAATATAACCACTCATTATACAGTTGCAATAGTTCTAAGATTTTTAAATAGCGGAATATGAGTAGATTTACTACTGTTCATTGTAATTTTAATCTGATATTTGCTAAATAAAGGTAAATCATACTTATTAAACTCATAGGTTCTTGGCATATTGTCTCTTGGCTGGTCTGCATAATTAGACACGTCCGGAGTATTAATAGTCTTACTAAACTCTACCCAATTATTAGCTTCAATATTGGTATCATCTCCACTTGTTCTGTACCAAACAGAAAAATCACTGAATTGCGGCCTAATAGCATCTATTAGCACTCGCAATGATGTTGCTGCAAGCTCAAGACTATAAACAATAGAAAGATGTTTTGCCGCCGTAGTTCCGCCGTTTGGTTCCGTTTCAAGAGTAAATGGTACAGTAGAGATAAGGTTTCTATTGGGAGTAGTTGTAGCAGCTTGGTAGTCAATAAAATTACTAGTAATACGCATTGCTGCAGCGTGCTCATTAATATAAGGAGACGTGTATTTATGTTGAGTAGTAAAGCCAACTCTAATTTTAGTAGAGGGATTACCTGAATTATGATCTGTTTCAGATTGCGCGCTAGCAATCACTGCCGGGTTTTTAAATCCTTGAACATAATTCTTTTTAATTCTAACATCTGCAATATTAGAATATGCGGTTTCATTACCACCGAAAGATTTAGATGCTAAAAAATCACCTACTGCAAACATGTTTGTTTTAGGAGGAGTAACTGCAGGTAAAATTGTTTGAAACTGATCGACAACATATTGCTCAGTTGCTAGTACTCCAGCTCCGCCGGCTCTAATGGACGCAGTAGCATTAGCAGATCCACCACAATTAAATGTGTAACCATAAGGATCAGCCGCAGTAATAGTTTTAGTGCCATACAAATTAGATCCGGTTATACCATTAATAGTATCACTGCTGTCAAATCCATTTGACCCTTTAGATAAGACTACTTTATCACCAACTTGAAATCCATGAGCAGGATGAACTACATCTACTAATTTACTTCCTGCCGTAAAAATAAAAGGGTCTGCCGGATATTTAGTGTTATCATCAATTAGTGTCTGTTCAGTTAATCTTTTTGCTGGTGGAGCGTCTGCGTGAAAAACGGCAAAACTATTTTGCTGAGTAAATTCAGCTCTGTAAACTTTATATGCTAAATCTTTCTCATTGTCTGGCCGCCAAGAAGTACCGTTTGATGACTCGTAAAATGCGCCGCGTTCAATGGTAGACGAAAAGAATTCTGTTGTCGAGTTAGTAAGATGTTCGCCGTTTTTACCTACCCAAATTTTATACTGATCTGCAGAAGCGCCGGTACTAATAACAAGCGCAAGTAATGTATTACCTGCTATATAGACAGGCTCTCTAAAACTAAATTTAACTTCAGCAGCAGAGGCAAAGTTTGTATTAGCAGCCGCAGCAACAGTTGAGGCTGCAACCGTTACCTTTGTACCTTGAATAAATTTCTTAGCACTTGGCGCTCCTGATTCGGCACAAGGTCTCAATTCAATAGAAACTGGCTGAGCAGAAGAGCCTGTTGGAGCTTGAGCAAAGAAAAGACCTACTCCAGTAAGAACTGATCCGACAGGCTCATCAACCACAAACGTCTGTGCTGATGGGTTGAGCTGTTCACTTAATTGTAATTTACCTGACATTTAAATTTCTTTCTATATAGTAAGTTAGAACCAACTAAAGGTATCCATCCAACTGCTAGTAGTAGTAGTAGTAGTAGTTGGTCTAGCACTAGGTCTAGCGGATGAGGTCCAAGTGTCTCCAAAAAAACCACCGGCGTCGGCATCCGAAATGCTTGGACCTGTATCAGTAGAACCAAAAAAATACTCATAATCCGTGCTTATACTCGGACCTGTATCATTATCATTACCTGAAGTAATTGTTGGGCCTGGCGCTGGGGGCGGATCATCTTCCCACACTTCATATTCTACTTCTACGTCAACACTATAAGTTTCCATTGAATAATTAATAAACTGGCCAATCGAAGAGTATTCTGCCGTAGCATGAGATAGGGCCGCCGCTTTATCAGTTGTAGAAATATTAATAGCTAAAAGAGGAATACTGTTATCACCCCCATTGTAGCTATAATTTGTTGATCCTGTACCACATCTCCAGCTGTAAGTTGAATTACTTTGTAAAAAAAGCACTCCTTCCAATTCACCTGAAGCAGTAGTAGTAAGAGGAGTGCCAGAAGGTCCTCCGAGATCTGAAGGAAAATGCGTCTCAAACAAATATTTATCGCCTGGATTTCTAAACACAGAACTACGAGCTGAAGCATTAAAATCATTAATACTAAAACTTGTATTAGCAAATGCTGTCACGTCTCTATTTTGTAAAAATAACCAATGATTATCATTAGGTCTTAAACCTGAAAACTTAAAGTAAATAAAACGAGATCTAAATGCAGGATTAAAATCATATCCGTTATCTAATTCTCTTACTCTAGATTCTTGTTCTATTTTTGTTGCTGTTACCCAGGGCATTATGCTTCCTCGTTCTGATTACCTTGAGAAAGAACAACCGTATCACCTTGTGTAGTGAGCGATTCATTATGCTCTCCTACATGGTTAACGTCAACTTCTCTTCTCATTTCATATGTATCAACTGCCGGCTCAACGAATCCTGAACCAATAAACTTAACAAGTTCAAATCTATTTACACTTTGATATCCAGTTGCCTTGTCCTGATTGACCATAACAGTTTCAGTAAAGTTTGGCCAAATAGTACTACCATGCAGAGCCACTCCGCTTGATGCAGCAGAATCATATTTAAGGCCAATATCTCTCCAGTATCTCATTGGCGCTAGGACGCCAGATTTCTTACGAATAGCAGCCTTGTAATCATTATCTGTTACTTTAGATTGAATGTTATTAGTAAACGTGTCTCCTGTCATTCCTTGTTTCACACGATCAGGTATAACTGTCCGTTCTAGTTCAATTTCAGCAAGTGAAAGCGAAGTTAACTCTTCTACATTTTCCACACGTCTTTCAATCTTGCGGATATCTGACATTTTATAACCACGGTTATCATACTTAGACTGCATAAGGTCGCGCTCATTAAGATGATAAGGAGCCAACATAATTCTATGTAATCTCATAGACGAAGAAGGAACTCCTTCAGGATCACTGGGAGATAAGCTTGTTACTCCCGTATGCACTTCAAGATTACCATTATTATTAATAGCTACTATATCTACTCTAGGCTCCCATATAGACACCTCACCAATATCAATCGTATCAGTATTTCTTGGAACATATTGAATTACTGCTCCTGTACCAGCAAAATCGTCACCGGTATTATCTTTTACAGATCTTAGATCCATAACGTCTGATAGCCTTACAGTAGCACCTGTTTCAGTATTATAATATGGAATCTTATCGTATTCTAAATCTGGATAAGATGCGCCGCCAGCAAAATAATCTCCGGTAGTATGATCAAAGCTATCAAAGGTAACGACTACATTACCTGAAGGGGCAGCGGCACCACCTTTAAGTTTACCAGATCCTACAGTATAGAAATTATCGCGCTGGCCGTTATCGAAAATAAATCTATGAGTAATGTCCTCACTTGTCGTGCTATCTACGACGCTTTTAAATTTATAAATGTCATGATGAGAAAGTGTAAATTTACCCCCCGAAAGCGCTAGCGTTTGAGTTCGGTCAACAACAAGAGTTTTAGTTTTTCTTACTGCAGTTTTTCTTTCATATCCAAACAATCTAACTGATCCATTAGTAAGGCCAGTAATAGTTGCTGAAGACGTAGGAGTACCTGATACTGTAGGAGGAGAAATAAGATTATTATTATTTGCCACTTCTTCTACAATCCATTGCTCTTGATCAGCAAATGTATTTCCGCCTGTAGAGAACGTAGCTGAATTATTGGACGCAGTGGCTGTATATACTTTACCTATATTTAAAGTTACAGATCCATCTTTAACTGTATTAATTCTTCCGGGTAAAGGAAATAATAGATTATTTTCTAACTTATCAATAATATCATAGTTGCTATTAATAGCCACAATGTTACCATAGCTATTAGCACTAGTACCTACGCTACGAGCATTTCTTAGTGAGTTAGAGCCGTACATTTCAACATCAAAAACGTGTAATCTAAAATCATTATCGAACTCATCAATATTTCTAATTCTAGCTCTACCTATAGAACTACCGCTTGTTGCAGTGCCGCTATAGATTCCTACAGAATCATATCCGTTAATTACATCAAGAAGACCTTTAGTATTAGCACCATCAGTTAAAAAGTAATTACCATATCTCGCTGAAATAAATTCATTATTTTTAGTTGTTATGTCGTCTACAAGATTTCTTGGTTTAGCTACTTTAATAGGAGCTAAGTTTTGCTTGTCATATCTCTTTCCGTTAACAAAGGCTGTACCATCTGAAACTTGGTACCAAAGATAATCTGAACTATCTGGCTTAGTTGAGATAGTAAGGTCAAGGGAACCAAGCCTTTCATCCACAATAAAGTTGCCATTAGTATCATTAGCTCTGTTGTATATAATACCACCTAGAGTTGATAACACATTATCCGCGGTTTGTACATTGGTGACATAACCTTGATTAAGTTTCATAAGCGGATAAAATGTTTTACCGGCAGTTTTATCTGCTTCTTTTTTTAGCGTAAGGGTAATTCTTAGTCTATCAGCTCCCGGAGAAGTTAAGTTAGGAGTAGCGCCGGAGTTGTCATATAATGCAACATTATCAGATGTGTTGTAAATTTCTTGTGTAACTTCAAAACCCACAGTACCATTAAACTGAGGGTTAAACTTGTCTAGTACCAGTGACTGTTTTTCTACGAACAAAATATGTCCGGCGGCAAAGGTATTAAATTCAGGAACTTCTAAGAATGAGGCATTACCAATAGCATCTTGCACCTGTTCATCCGTAGATACACTCAGCTCGTAAGAAGTGGATCTAATGGTAGCTGTTAATGTATCAGCTGGATTAAATTTAACAGAAACTGTAGTATCTTCAGAGGTAGTAGAATTAGCGTCGATATATTTTACTAGTAAAGTATTATAAACATCTGTACCAACAGAGCTATTTACAGAAGTAGAAGGAATAACAGCTTTTATTATAGCCTTTACGCCATTTTGATTAGAGAATGTTTCCCCGACAAATACATCATAGCCCACTGGAAGTGTAGATACCCGTACGAAGCCAATAGGATCGTTTGCACTGTTTGATGTGCCGTAAGAAGTATTAAATAACCCACCAGGAGTAAAAATAAATTTAGCAATACGCTCAATTTCTTTTTGAATAATCGTCTGAGATTGAGTTAATTCTCTTGCCTGCAGAGCTCTTCCGTTATTAAAAAGAATTCTATGATAGTGATCGCTATCACGATAATCATCGTTGTAGGAGCCAAGAAATGTATTTTCGTTTACCGTAGTTGCCATGATTTATCCTTATAGTCTTACTACAACTTTAATATCTTCTGTTTGCTGAGGATCCCGGGCAGTAGCTGATTGATTGCTAACAAACAAAACTTCACCAGAAAATCTATCAACATCTGGAGCAATGTTAGCGGAATCAATAGTTAAACTACCTGATATTTTGCCAGGAACAGTAACAGCTTCACCATCTACAAACGCGGTAAATCCAGTTTCTTCTGTCTGATGATACCAAATAGTAGCGCTGTCGTCGTTCCATGCCATGTAACCTTGGGCGTTACTATCTGTACCAAATATAATAGGATCATCATCAAATTCTAACTGATATTCGCCTGACGCCTGTAGATAATCTCCATCACCAAACGCCAAGTTAGCTCTCATTTTCTTAAGAGCTGTTCCTGCTTCTGCAGTAAATAATGTGCCATTAGCACTGTCTTTAATATTCTTGATTAATCCGATTTGCCTATAGTCCTGATCAACCGGCCATGTGGGGCTGTTATTAACATTAACGCCACCAACAGGCTTAATATTGAACATCAGAGATGTTGACCTGAGATCTTTTCTTGCATCAGCTCCAGTTCCTGCTATGGGGCCAAAAACAGGAGCAATAACAGCATCGGTACCACCAGCTTGTAGATTAGTAGCACTTACGTTTATATTAGCATAATCATAACCAGATCCCTGATCTGCTACAAAGGAAATAGCTCCAGCATCTGGGCTATCACCAACTTCTACGGCTGCAATTGAATTATTAATTGGATTTAAAATAGCATAAGCTTTTGCGTTAACACCATTTCCCACGACAGTAAGAGCCGGGCCTACCTTTTGCCCGGAAGAATGAACAGTGCCCGTGTAAGGTCCGCCAGGAGTGATTACTCGATATCCTATAATTTGTCCAGGTACTGCAGCATTTTGAACTGAAAGCTGAGAGAATCTAGGGTCTGTTAATTCAGCTGAATCTACGAACTCTACAGGCATAAAATTAGTTGTTAAAAAATTATTAGCAGCTGCAGTCGTAATAGTATACATGTATTTCCACACATAACCATCTGTTTCAGGTGCAAGAGTTATATTAGTATGATCCGGTTTTACTGTAGAAGTTTTAGGAGTACCGTCACTGTTTTTACCTTTGCGCAAACAAATGTAAACTTTGTTTTCATCTGTTCTTATATAGTAAGTATTTTGAGGCTGGCCTGATATAGCATCGCTGTACTGATAATATTCTTTATTAGGCGACCAGTCATAGTCTGGCCCACCTGGAATTACAAATGAAAGATTTTCTGCAGCTTTGACTGATTGTAAATTATATCTAAATAATCTTTCTTCTCTGTCGTGGTTGTCAGCAGCTGTAGTATTAGGTACTACATCGGTTTGAGCCTCTGCTTGCCATTGTTGCGATCTACCTACTCCAATATAATAGTAATTATTGGAGTCACCAATATTAGCTGTGTTAAACTCGTCAAAAATAGTTTGAGCTAATTGTAATTTAATTTTATCTGTAATTATCGCTGCCATTGTTATACCCTATTAAGAAATTGTATAGCCTTCACCACCAATAACGCTCCACTGAGAGCCATTCCAAATAATCATAACCGTATCATTTGGTGATAGTGCAATACTAGTTCCTTGAGAAAAATTAGTTGGAGTAACCGTTGTGGTATTAGCTCCGTCATGGGTAAATACCTTTACTTCACCCGTTGTTAATCCATTATCTACTGTAGCAACAATATTAGCTGTTGCTGTACTTTGAATATAACTTATATTTTGAGCTACAGTGCCTGTTGAGCTAATAGTACCTGAAGAATAAGCAAGTTTACTAACTCTTACTGAACCAGCTCCTTTGGGATTAAGCTCTAAATTAATATTAGTGTCTGCAGATCCCTCTGTAGAAATAATAGGAGAATCAGGAGAAGCTTTGCTCTCAATCCTTAATCTATTTCTAGCATTTACTGTATCAGTAAACGATATGACTGGATGCCCATTCGAATCTGCTAACCATTCATGAACGTTAGCTCTTTTTAGCGTAGGTAGATTTAAAGTTTTATTTGTAAGAGACTGTGTATCAGTAGTACCGACAACTACCCCGGCTGGAATAGTTTTACGACTGGCTGCCCCATCAATAATTCCTGAAGCATTAGATAGAATAAAACTAGAAGTAGCAAGTCCAGATAATGTATTATCATCAGCGCTAATGGTTTTGTTCGTAAGTGTTTGAGTGGCCGTATCAACTACTACGTTACCAGCTGAATCAGGAAAATCAATATTAATTGTCGAAGCCGGATCAGCAGCTCCTACCTGCGTAATAAAGCTGCTTCCTACGATAGAAATACCGCTGTCCGTAAGTCGTGTAACATTACCTAAAGTTGCACCACCAAACTGGTTGTACAACTCTGTAAAATTATTATTAATTTTATTGCCAGCAGCTCTAAGGGTATCGCCTGTACCATCATTAGCCGCCGAGCCAACATTAATTGCTTCTTGAACCATATCTGTGCCTTAATTGATTAACATTATTTATATAGGTAATTAGTCTAATTCGCTGAATCATATTGAGTATCGTATATACCTTTATCAAATGTTTGTGTATATGTTTTAAGTTTAGTAGCACTTGAATCCTCGTCAAAGCTAACAAGAGTAACGACATCAGAGTCATCCATAGTAAGTGAGTTAGGTGACAACAATTCAGCAAACGTATAATTATCAATATCGCCTAGTACCACATCTTTTGCAATGGATACAAATGTATCAACATCTTGGCGATGTACGGTGAATGTTGCATCACCATGATTAAGTAGAGTAATATCTTTATCAGCTCTAATATCAAACGATGCTACAACCTGAATAGAAATAAATTCTGCTGGTTTTTCACCGACATCATCTTGTAATACTGGCAGAGGATTTATATTAGCCGCTTCTATTACTAATTCTGAGCCAATAAAAAATCCAGCAGGGTGTACAAATAATTTATATGTATCTATCCACTTACCTACAGGAATTGTGCTGCGAAGAAGTATTGAAAGAGTTTGATATAATTTATCATTTGTTATATAGCGTAAAGATTCCGGGCCAAGATTTGAAGCCCTCTCTTTAACTTGTTCCCCCGCAGTGTTAACGCTGTCTTTCTCGAGGTCAATGGCCGGGCCAACTCTAAAAACATTTTCTTTAGGATAAATTACTTCTGGATCTACGCCAAAAAAACCTCTAAAAAATTGCTCGATACTATACTTAGTGCCTTTAGACCTATATAGTGTATTAGAAAACTTTACTGCTTCTCTTTTATTAATAAATCCACCAAAATATGCTTCCCCTAAGAGCAGTTCATCTTCAAGAAAAGGAAGTTGCATCTTAGGAATAGAAGTAGCATCTCGAGTAGAATAAATTCTATTTAAAATACCATTAGGATTTGAATCTTTTTCCATCCATTCATAGTAAGATTCAAACAATTCTATAAGATTAGGATTGTCCTGAACTATATGGTCAGGTAATACTTTTTTAACCTCAGCCCTATGAAAAGGAAGAGCCTTGCGATTATTGTCAAGTAATGTAAGATCTCTTTTATGTGACATTAGTTAAGAGCATTCGTTGATACGGCTTTAGATGTTGATGCATCAGCATCATATACTAAAAGGTCGTTTCTGGTTGGAGTAATAGCACTTTGATTTGCAGGAACGGCTGCTAGTTTTACATACTCAAATCCTCCGATAATAGCTTGAGGATTAAAATAATTTACTGTTACTGTACCTAATACTGAATCAAACGACCCAATGTTATCGACAATAACTTCTGTACCAGATGCTTGTACAATTTCTAAATTATTGGTAGATAATTTGTTGCGAATAATACAAGTTTTATTATTGTATATAAAAGCGCTACTTGTAATAATATATTCATCGTCATCCTTAGTGGCAATAGAAACTGGAAATTTCATTGTCTGTGATGTTGATATAGAAGCACTTAGGAGCTCTGATCTTACAGTATTAAAATTAGAAGAAGTAGCATATTCATTATTAATAAGAAATGTAGTGGCCTTATCATATTGGCCAGAAGTTACTAATTTTACTATATAATTTAATGTATTAGAATCATTAGAAATTCTGTTTGTTGTTATATTATTAATAACAGCTATAAGATTAGGAGAAGAAGGAATAAACCTTTGCTGCATTCGAACGTTAGCTCTACTTGATAGCACCGCTGTACTAACATCGTCTACTAATGTTAATAGGTTAGATCTTCTAAATGATTGCCCAAATCCTCCTACCGTATCAGCAAAATAAGCGGCAATTGTAGAAGTAACATTAGAAGTTATAGAATTTAAAGTTTGTTCTGTAAGAGATGAGTTAAACTGGAAAAATGTATCAAGTTCAATAAATGTAGTGACAGGATCAGCAAACCTAATATTAAACCCTGCGATCGCAAGTTGTTCTGCTAATGTTTCAATACTTATTTTAGTGTTAGCTTTTGTAGAAGCATCAACATCATCTTCAAATAGTATAGAGGTAAACACTGCACCGAATTCAGGCTCAATAGCATCTTGGCCACCAAACGTGGTAATATCTTTAATAAGTGTAGAATATTGTTTTAAAATTAACGAAGTATAATCAGATGCGGTAACCATTCTATTCTGGGTCGCATACTGAAAAGGCGCATTTTTTTTAATAGAAGAAATACTTTCTTTTGCGTCACCACCAGTTGAAGCTGTAAAGGTCGTGGTATTTAAAGTGGTGGTAATACCTCCAGCCGTAAGCTGAGACACGGGTGAAAACGTTGCCGCACCATTTGCTATTTTTCCATTTGTTGACACATACTGAATTTCAATTCTATTACCAGCCACTGGCGCAATACCAAATGTTTCTCCATCACCAAAAGAAAGCTCAAAGTTTCCATTAGGGGATTCTCTAAGAATGTAAATAGTAGTTCTAGCTGATATCGTTCTAGTATTAATAATATTTGTATATGTAGAAAAATCATTACCGGTGGTATCGGTATATACTTTTACGATAGCAGTATCAGCATCTAAATTAGCATCTGGAATAACGTAAACAGGATTATCAATTACTTCACCTACAAGGAAAGTTTTAGTTTTTATATCACCCTCATATATTGTAATTTGGTTGGACCCTGATGAAGTTTTAAACTCATAAAATCCAGTACCATCATCTTCAGCTTCTATTGTTTCAATAGTTGAAAATGTATAGGTTACATTATCAACTTCGCTTGTAAACTTGGTATATGCCGGTAAATTAATCTTTTTGCTTCTTGTCGTTTCAGTATTTGTAAAATAGATTCTTATTTTAGCTTGAGAAGATGTCTTAGTATCCGGAACATAACCAATACCTTCTGATAAAGACACGGCAGAGCTTCTAAGTTGTGCAGTACTTAAGTAAGATTCATTTAATGCAAAGTTAGCAATAAGTCCATTAATATGTGTATTATACGCTAACACGTCAAGAATATTAGATAGCGCAGCACCTTCAAAATTATAGTCACTGAATTCATCTTGATTCGCAAGATAAGATTTTAAATTATTTTTAATATTATTAAAATCTAATGCTGTTGATTTAATAGTTGTTGACATTTATCTTAACCTTGAAAGTGTTGTAGATAGAGTAACTTGCTCTCTTGAATTTACTACTTGGAATACTATAGTAGTACTAACGCTATTTCGATCTGAATTAGATACAACTTTAATATCTAATATCAAAGCTCTAGGTTCATATGCTTCTATAGCTTCTTTTATTGTTCTTTTTATTGCTGATGTTGTTGTACCATCTGCCATTTCAAATAACATAGCCGAAACATTACCGCCAAAATATGGCTGAAATGGTTTTTCATAGTGATTAGTTAAAACAATATTCTTTACTGATTGTTTCACCGCTGCCGCATCAATCTTTTTATATATCTCACCATTAGGTTTTGCGGTAAAGGAAATATCAATATCAGAAAACTTCTTTGATCTAGATACAATAATACTTGCATCTAGATTTCTGTCTTCAACTGATAAAACTCTATTAGTCATTTTAGCCCGTTTTTTCTTTATTTATACGTCTAAGGGGCGGCATTTGCTCGAACATAATTAAACCAATAACCATCTTGCTGACGAATACTTCCAACCTCACGCCCCGCAAAATGGGTGTTATCGTAACTCCATACTCTTCTAGCACCAATATCAACGTGTAGAATGGTATTACCGAATCCAAAGCCTTTAAATCCTGCTTTAGTTGCAGCTGCTACTAGCTTATCTTTTTGTGCATTACTCATTCCTGTAATACTAATATCTAATGCCTTTCCGAACCAGTGCTGATTATATCCATTATCTACTTTGGCAACTTTTCTTGAGGTGCTAGCTTTAGGCAACGCATCATTGATAATAAGCTTGCCGCCATAATATTGCTGCATAAGTGTGTATTGATTGGCAAGTAGTGCTGCCATATTATCTACCGCACCCGGCGATATACTTGGATGGGTTTTATCGCCTTGCCTAGTTATATAAGGATTATTAGCCGGACTTAAATTAATACCATAATCGCCACCTTTCGAAAGAACTCCATCAAATTCTGATTTAAATCTGCTCTGAGATAAAACTTCTACCAGGTCTCCGGATGTAAGATCGTTATTATTAAATTCTGTTTTAACTTTGCGATTAAATGTGCCGATCCAGTTCTTATCAATTTCAGGGAGAGTTATAATAATTCTGCTAGACAATAACTCTTTACCTGAATCTGGATTAATATCAATGGTATCATATGACAATATAAGTTCATCATAAACCGCATTGTCTTTTAAGAATACAGCAATATCAAACGTTCTTTGTATGCTTGATTTGCCACTATTATCGACCACATTATATACAACTGTACGGCCTTTGAGCTTAAGATCATTTAAAGAATCTGGAGTGATTGTTTCAGAAGGACCTGGCTTGTATATACTTTCTGCAACTTCTAAAGTTACATCTTTAAATTCACTATCATTATCCCGTACTAATTTTATGATCCGCGCATGAATGTACAAATACTTTGCTATTTCTACTCTTACGGCTTGATCTCTAATAAAGTCAATGTTAGTAGGATCATCTGTACCTAAAAATTTAGAAAGAGTAATACCTTCTGCTAATTTAGTAGAGGCACTAATAGATTTTTGTCTATAAGGATTATAAACTTCTTCAGGTAATACATGAGGATTAGCTCTCTTCGGAAGAAACGCTGACAATTTATTATTTGTCTGAGAACCAATTCTATCTAATTCAGAGTGAGATGAAACAGGGGTAGCATCGCTTGAAAGAATTCTTCCTGTACCCTTTGGAATAGGTGAGTTCCACTCACCGCATATTATTCCTTCTGCCAAAAGATATGATACAAATGAGCTATTAGACCTGTTGGCCGGATCTCTTAATCGCGATCTAGCCTTGTCAGCATTGATATTAGAATTAGATATGCCTCCAGTATCAACACTTCTATCTAGATAATTTTTAATAAAGTCTCCTACATCAATCTTTACTCTGTTTATACCGCCCGCTGACTTAGTGAGATAATCGTCAATGATAGAGTCGCTAGGTTTAGTAATGGCAGGGGTTGCTGTATTCGTAATAGTTCCTGCTGACCCAACACCTCCTCCAGTACTTGGATCCGCATAGTTCTGAGACTGTGCTACTGTAGCTGTAGTAGCGGTGCCATCTAAGTCTCCATGAAATGTTGGTGCTGTTACTCCTGCTTCAAACACAGCTCCTTTACCTGAGAATACCATGTTAGGATTACCAATAGTACCTGACTTAGCAGTAACTGCCATAGAGTTAGCAAACTGGTTCATATTGTTAGAAGATACAGTAAGCTTATCTTCTGCAGTAATTTTGGTATCATCGCTTGTAGAATATCTTGCAGAGCCTTCTACTCTGTTGATATATTCGCCTTTAATACTTTGCTTCTTACCAGCAAGAAAAGTATTAGTGACAGCTTGAGTAACTGCTTTTACATAAGAACCGCCAACAAGCTTTTCAATATTGCCTGCAATAGATTCTTTTATATGACCTAGAATCTTTTCTGTTTTATTACCTCTTACAGTAACATTATAGTTTAAACAGTCAATATTATAGTCACCCGTAACTTTAAGATTAAGATTGCCCTTGTATATAATTTGTCCTTCACCTTCTACAATAGTAACTTGATCTCCGCCTGTTACATTAATTTGGTTATCTAATGCCGATATCTTAATGCTACCATCTTTGGTGAGCTCTATACCTGCTCCAGTGTTATGTTTTATTAGCACCCGCTCAGCACCTGGTGTATCATCAGTTTCAATGATATGCCCTGAAATAGTTTCTTGAATTTGGCATAAAGGATATTCGGAGGCAATTATTTCATCTGACTCGGATTCTAATACAGCAGCAGCGGCTTTGCCTTTAAAAAACAATTCGTGTTTTCTAGAACCAGTCGCCCCATAGTTAACACTAGAGGAATTAAAATATTCGGCTTTAGGATATTCACCACGAGGATCCTCATGCTGAACTTGAGAACGATCTTCTATTTCTTTTTCAATATCGCTTTCCGTATAAATCTCAGGCATTATATTATATCTTTTCTTTCTAGGGGAGGATTAACACTAGGATCATAGTCTAGATTATTTTGTCTTTTAAACGAATTTTTAATAAAAGAATCTACATCAAAATGTGGACCAGGCTGATTAACGTTTATTTGACTTATACCAAATACTTGCACTCCAGGCTTTACGAGATATAAGCTTTTTAAGAATTTTTTAAGAGTTTTCATTTGTTGATCGGTGTAAGAATTTGAGCTATAATAATCTCTATAGTTTATTCCTCTACCAGCTTCTCTATCTATACCTCCGACTAAACCAATAACAATAGATCTCTTATGGTGATCGTTGACTAGTAGCCTATTAGGTGGAGTTTCATTATCAGCAGGAAGACCTCTCTGTAAATCACCGGATCTTGTAAATACATAATGATATCCTATACCATTTCTACCAGCATCGATTGCTTTTTGGTGTAAGCTATACGCATTTGCTAATACG